TCGCCCGAGTTCGTGGCGCGCTACGGCATCAGCGTCAACGTTTCAAACCTGTCGATCGGCGCGAACAACAGCAAGTTCGAGCCGGTGATCGGCAACCCGGGCGACGGCGCCTCGCCCAGCTGCGCGATCGTGGACGAATACCACGAGCACAAGACCTCGTCGCTGTTCGACACTATGAAGACCGGCATGGGCGCGCGCTCGCAGCCGCTGATGCTGGTGCTCACCACGTGCGGGTCCGACATTTCCGGCCCGTGCTACGCGCACCAGGTGGAGCTGCAGAAGATCCTCGAGGGGCTGATTGTCAACGAGCAGCGCTTCGGCATCATCTTCACCATCGACGAAGGCGACGACTGGACGAGCGAGACCGCGCTGCGCAAAGCGAATCCGAATTTCGGCGTCAGCATCGACCCGGAATTCCTGCGCGCCCAGCAGCGCGACGCGATCTCGAACGCGCGGCTGCAGGCCACGTTCAGGACCAAGCACCTCGACATCTGGGTGCATGCGGCCTCGCCCTGGATCAACCTGCACAAGCTGCAGCAGCTCGCCGACCCGACGCTCAAACGCGAACAGTTCCGTGGCGAGACCTGCTGGCCGGGCTTCGACTTGGCGAGCAAGGTGGACATCGCCTCGTGCGTCGAGCTGTTCCGGCGCGAGATCGGCGGCAAGCCGCATTACTACGCCTTCAGCCGCAACTACGTGCCGGCTGCGGCCGTCGAAAAAGAGGAAAACCAGCACTACCGCGGTTGGGTGACGCAGGGCCATCTGGTGGAGACGCAGGGCAATATGATCGCCCTGAAGCAGGTCGAGGAAGAGGCGATCGCGGATTTTTCGATGTTCACGGTCAAGGAAGTGGCGATGGACGCCTGGGGCGCGCGTGAAATGGCGCCGTCGCTCCAGGAGAAAGGCTACACCGTCGTGGACATTCCGATGCAGGTGCGCCACCTGTCAGAACCGATGAAGGAAATCGCGGCCCTGATCGAGGATGGACGGTTCCACCACGACGGCAACCCGGCGTTCGTGTGGATGATGAGCAACGTCGAAGTCAAGGAAGACCGCAACGACAACATCTTCCCGCGCAAGCAGCGCACGGAAAACAAGATCGACGCCGCCGTGGCCCTGATCGTCGCCATGGCGCGCGCCATGATCAACAAGCAGGACCCCGGCATTGACGGCTGGCTGCGCAGCATGATGCAGACGCCAGCTGGCCAGTCCGCCCCGCCTGCCGCGGCCGCCGCCGGCATCAGAACGTAGGCGCCTCCTGTTCGACGGCGCCGCCTGCGCCCCAGCAGGCATCACAACGGAGTGCCACGCCTGATGAACTGGCTGCGCAAGACCCTGGCGACGATCGCCGTGAAGGCGGCGGGTTATGCCGGCGTGACATTTTCGCTGTCCGATCCGGACCTGAACCAGAAGCTCGGCGGCTGGTACGGCATCGGCGGCACCTATACCGGCAAGGCGGTCACGGACACAACCGCGATGCAGGTCACCACCGTGTGGGCCTGCGTGCGCTTGCTGGCCGAGACGATGGGCGCGATGCCCTCTGCGATCTACCGCGAGGAGAAAGGCGGCAACGCGACCAAGGTCGACAACCATCCGCTGCACGAGGTGCTGGTCGAGCAGCCCAACGCGGACATGAACGGGCTGGAAGCGCGCGAAGCGCGCACCGCGAACCTCGCCCTGCGCGGCAACCAGGTGGCGCTGATCATGCGGCGCGGCAACGGCGACGTGTCCTCCCTCTACCCGGTGCCCTGGGCAGCCGTGCAGCGCAAGCGCGACGCCTCGACGAACTACGAGAGCCGCTACGGCATCGCCGACCGCGGTAAGACCGAGTGGTATCCGGCCGAGAAGATCTGGCACACGAAGGGTTTCAGCTTCAACGGGCTGGAAGGCCTGTCGCCGATTGGCTACGCGCGCGAAGCCATGGCGCTGGCCCTGGCCGGCGAGGAATTCAACGCGCGGCTGTTTGGCCAGGGGCTGTCGCCGTCGGCGCGAGTGTCGATCCCGCAGTGGCTCTCGCCCGAGCAGCGGGTGATTGCGAACCAGAAGCTGCTGGAAATGCACACCGGCCTGGTGAACCTGAACAAGCCGATGCTGCTCGAGGGCGGCATGAAGGTCGAGAGCGGTCTCATCACGCCCGACGACGCGCAGTTCCTGCAGCTGCGGCAGTTCACGGTCATCGAACTGTGTCGCCTCTTCGGCGTCAAGCCGCACATGATCGCGGCGCTGGAGCGGGCCACCGACAACAACATCGAGCGGTTGTCGCTTGAATTTGTCATGTACACCATGCTGCCGTACATGCGGCGCGACGAGCTCGGCGCGCGCAAGCTATTTAAGCCTGCGGACCGCAGCACGTATTTCTACCGCTACAACGCCGAAGGGCTGCTGCGGGCCGACAGCGTGGCGCGTGCGCAGCTCTATAGCATCCTGCTGCAGAACGGCATCTTCTCGCGCAACGAAGTGCGCGCGCTGGAAAATCGGAACACGGTGGACGATCCGGCGATGGACCAGTACACCGTGCAGTCGAACATGGCCATGATCGATCAGCTCGCCGCGCTGGTGGCGGCAAGGAATGCGCCGCCAGCCAGGGCGCCGAACACAGGAGCATGAAGATGAAATTCCTGACCATCCCCGTCGAAGTCAAGGTCTTCGGCGATGCCGGTACCTTCGAAGGCTACGCGGCCATCTTCGGCAACGTCGACCTGGGCGGCGACGTGATCGAGCGCGGCGCGTTCAAGGAAATTGTCAAGGGCCGAAACGGCATGGTGAAGATCCTCAACCAGCACAGCTCGCGCGACCCGATCGGCGCGGCCGAGGTCAAGCAGGACGACAAGGGGCTGAAGTTCACGGGGCAGCTGATTCTCGAGGCCGCCAGCGCCCGAAGTGTTTACGCGCTGATGAAGGCCGGCGTGCTGGATGGCATGTCGATCGGCTACGACGTGCTCGAGGGCGGCGCAAAGATCCTCGAATCCGGCATCCGCCAGCTGACGGCCCTGAAGCTGTGGGAAATCAGCCCGGTCACCTTCGGCATGAACCCGCTCGCCGGCATCACCGACGTGAAGACAGCGAATCAGATCACCAACATCCGCGAATACGAGGACTTCCTGCGAGAGGCAGGATTCTCGCGAGCCCAGGCCAAGGCGTTGGCCGCGGGCGGCTGGACCCGACTCGATGGTCAGCGAGAGGCTGATGGCGACGAGGAATTGCGCAAAGGCATCGCTTTCCTTCAATCCGTTACGGAGGCATCAGCATGAAATCCTATCTTCGCGCGCACGGCCTGCACCTGGCTGTCGCGGTTCTCATCGTCGGCGCGCTCATGGCCGGCTTCATCGACCCGGCCTCGGCCGCGATCGGCGGCATCATCCTGGACACCGCGCCGGGCAGCATCAAGGAACTCAACGAGGCCATGGAGAAAGCCTTTAAGGCGATGCAGGAAAACATCGCCAAGGTGCAGGACACGGCCATGAAGGCACTGGAAGAAACGCGCACCGAGGGCACGCTGCACAAGAAAACCAACGAGGCGCTCACTGAACTGGGCAAGACCGGCACTGTGCTGGCCGACGGGTTCAAGGAATTGAAAATCCGCGTGCTCGATGTCGAACAGAAACTCGACAAGCGGCCGGCCAGCGAGCCGGCGCAGGCGAAGTCGATCGGCCAGATCGTCGCCGAGTCGGAGGAATTCAAGGCGGCCTCGGCCAAGCGCGGCGCGAAAACGATGGATCCGGTGACGGTGGGCAGCTTCCACAAGACCAACATCCTCAACGTCAATCCGCTCACCAACGATCAGCCGCTGGTGCAGGCCGATCGCGTGGCCGGCGTCATCACGCCCGGGCTGCGCCGCATGACGATCCGCAACCTGCTGCCGAACAACCGCACCACCAGCAATCTGATCGAGTTCGCCAGCGAGCTGCTGTTCACCTCGGCGGCAGCCCCGCAGGGCGCCACCACCAGTCCTGATGAATTGACGGAAGGCGAAACCAAGGCCGAGGCGGCCTTGACGTTCCAACTCTCCAATACGCCGGTCATCACGCTGGCGCACTTCATCCCCGCGTCGCGGCAGATCCTGTCCGACGCGCCGATGCTGCAGGGCTACGTCGATGGACGGCTGCGCTATGGTCTGATGCTCGAGGAAGAGGATCAACTGCTCAATGGCAACGGGTTGCAGGGCGATTTGTACGGCCTCGTGAGCCATGCCACGGCCTTCACCGGCGGTGCCACCAACCAGACCGTGTTAGACACCCTGCTGAAGGCGTTCCTGCAAATCAGCCTGCAGAACCTGGAGGCGAGCGGCGTGGTGCTGCACCCGTCTGACTGGACCGATCTGCTGCTACTGAAGGACACCACCGGACGTTATCTGTTCGCCGATCCGCACGGCGTGCAAGCCCCCGGGGTCTGGGGCAAAGACGTGGTGGCGACGGCGAGCCAGACGCAAGGCCAGTTTCTTGCCGGTGCGTTCAGCCTGGCGGCCGAGATCTTCGACCGCGAGGATGCCAGCGTGCGGGTGGCCGAACAGCATGCCAATTTCTTCATTCAGAACCTGGTCGCCATTCTGGCCGAGGAGCGCCTGGCGCTCGCGGTCTACCGTGCGGCGGCGATCGTCAAGGGTGCTGTCAGCTACGCGGGCTAGTAACACCAAGCGGCGAAGCGCCGCGTGTAGTGTCCCCGGGCGGGTTCTTTTCCTCCTCCTGGCCCGTCCGGGGTTTTTTCGAGAGATTTCATGGCTACCGAGTTCAAACATGTTCAGCTGCGCATCAAGCAGCGCTGCATCATCGCCGAAGGATCCGGCGGGCAGATATTTTACGCCACGCCCAAGCGGGCACGGCTGCTGATCGATGCCGGCGCCGTGGAACTGCTGAACACGGCCGCGGTGAAGCGCGGCTTGGAACGGTTTGCCGCCGCCGGCCCCGTGGTGGGCCCTGAAGAGCAGCCCGCCGCCGGCCCGAGCGAATTCAAAGTCGAGAAATTTGCCGAAAAAAAATCTTCCGCCGCCGTCCCGGATGGCCACTCGACCGATTCAGCGTCGTCGAGCGCGCCTGGGACGGCGGCACTGTCATCTGTCTCGGCGGCGGCCCTAGTCTCACCGCAGCGCAGGTCGCCGCGGTCGCCGCGGCGCGCGCGCAGAGTGGTGGACGGATCCGAGTAATCGCGGTCAACAATGGCTATCTGATCGCGCCCTTCGCCGAGGTGTGCTACTTCGCCGACTCCGAATGGTGGCGCTGGCACAAAGAACGGCCCGAGTTCATGGCCTTTGCCGGCGAGAAGTGCTCGATCAAGAGCACCGGCATGACGGTCGAAGACGCGCAGGTGCATATTCTGCGCAACGCCGGGCCCGATGGGCTATCGCTGGATCCGGAAGCGCTGAGCAGCGGGCGCAACAGCGGCTACCAGGCGATCCAGGTGGCGGCCCAGCTCGGAGTCTCGAAGCTCGTGCTCATCGGCTTCGACATGAAGGCCGTTGACGGCCGGTCGCACTGGTTCGGCGAACACCCCTCCGCCGGCTCTCCGGACCGATTCGAGAAGAATTTCGCGCCGCTATTCGATCAACTCGCCAGGCCGATGGAGCTCTTGGGAATGAGGGTCGTCAACGCCACCCCGGGGAGCGCCCTGCGCTTGTTCCCCAGAGAGCCCCTGGAAGAGGCCCTGCCATGAAGGCCGTCAGCTACGTGACCTGGAACGAACGCACCTCGCCGTTGTGGTGCAAGGCCTTCTCCAAGGGCTGCGGAGGCGACATCTGCGATGACGGCGAGTTGAGGCCAGGTCCGGTCGCCATGTTCGGCAGTGCGCGGCTCTGGGGGATCCTGGAGCAGGCCCAGGGGGAGGGTCGGGACTGGTTCTATGGTGACCACGGCTATTTTGGTCGATTCCGCTACTACCGCATCACTCGCAACGATTATCAGCACCGAGGCGTTGGGATTCCCGATTTTGCTCGTTTCCGAGCCCACAACATTCCCATTCGACCTATGCGTTCCGGAGGACGGCATATCCTCATCTGCCCCCCCGACGAGAAGTTCGCGCGTCTCATGCGCTTCAACGCCGGCAAGTGGCTCTCGCACACGCTCGAGATCCTGCGCACGCATACCAGCCGACCCCTCATCGTCCGCTCTCGCGCCCAGGCCGCCTCCGGGCGGCCGCTGGCCGAGGATCTCATCGATTGCTGGGCGCTGGTCACATACATGAGCAACGCCGCGACCGAGGCGATTTTGAACGGGATCCCGGTCTTCTGCCTCGGGAGATGTTCGGCCTCTTCGATGGGCTCGCGCGACCTTTCCCTCATCGAGCGGCCGATCCTGCCGGGGGTGGAACTCCGAGAGCACTGGGCCGCCGTGCTGGCCGCGAACCAGTGGACTCTGCCTGAGATGGCGGACGGTACGGCCTGGAGGGCCTTGACACGATGAAACTCTGGAACGGGATCTACCTGCCGGAAGGCGAGCTCCACCTGATCGAGTGGATGGAGAAGATGAAGCAGGACTGTTTCGGCCGTCCGGGATACCAGAAGCACAAGTACGACCTGGCCATGAAGTTCGTCAAGGGCCGCTGCATCGCGGTCGACATCGGCGGCCACGTGGGGCTCTGGTCCTGGCCCATGTCCCACGACTTCCACGGCGTCATCGCCTTCGAGCCGGTCACCGAGCACTGCGCGTGCTGGCGCAAGAACATGGAGTCGCGTGAGAACGCCGTCCTGAATCAGGTTGCCCTGGGCGAGAAGGAGGGCAAGGTCTTCATCCGCTGCCGCACTCC